TAGAGGGTGTGGGTCACAAGGCTAATGACAATGAGTTCTATAGCACTTTCTGGGTAATCGAACCATCTAATCTTTAGAAGAACGCAGGGCTGTATGGGGAAACCCATACGGCTTTGGATGCCAGTTTTTACAGGGGGGTTTGACGTATGGCTATGACGCCAGAAGCAAAAGTTAAGAAGCAGGTGACGCGGCAGCTAGACGCAATGGGTGCGTACTACTTCTACCCTGTTACGGGTGGGTACGGTAAAAGTGGTGTGCCTGATATTGTAGGTTGCTACAAAGGATTATTCTTTGGCATTGAGTGCAAAGCGGGTAAGAATAGACCCACGCCTCTGCAAGCTAAAAACCTAAAAGACATATGCAAAGCGGGTGGCCTAGATATAGTTGTCAATGAGGATAACATGAGTAGTGTTAGTCAGTCACTAACAGCATGGGCAGCAATATCAGATGACTAAGTGGAGTTTCAATATGATTAATCGCCATGAATACGAGCGCGTGTGTGCAGAGAACCGTGAACTAAAAGTGGAACTTGAGAAGATCACGCAGCAGCTATTCGTCATGTATGTAACAGGTACAAAGAAGCTAGGAGGGAACATTGACAGCCTTGGAAAAGATGAAGGCGTTGGCCTTGATTGAGAACAAACGGATGATTGAATATTGTGGGGGTCGGTCCCTAAACTACGGGGCCGTGCAGGAACACGCTAGAGGCAGCGGTAAGCCCCGCATGTCCGAGATCGAAAGGTCAAACCCCGCCAAGCAAATACTACGTCTATCGGAACAAGGTTTTAGTGCCGCCGAGGTCGCACGTATAACAGGCATGTCCGTAGAGGTAATACTACGTAGATGCAAACGATACCAAATAAAATTTAAGGAACGCAAAAATGGATAAAGCTAAGTTTGAAGCGGTTATGGAGCGCATGGCTAAAGCCGCGCCCGACCAAGCGTCACCCGAGATTATGTCGCTGATTATCGCTAATCTTGTTCTACTGTTTGAACAGCAGGATTCGTGGCCTCAGATGATGATGGCTGTAACGGCTACCTTATCTGCAGCTATAAGCGAAGAACGTGAGGAGCACATCGCACGTAACGAAGAAGCAGCGATGCGCGCTGCCAATGAATTTATGGCGGGTATCTTAAACAAATCATAGAGAATGGTGAGGGCGGTTGTGAGTGTAATCAACAATAAAGCAGACCGCAGGTAGGTGGGTTTAAATTATTACCGCCCTCATAAAAACAATACCATAAACAAGCGAGAGAACAATGTTAAACACACTAAAGATATACGTGCAACACGTATTGGTGGATAAGAAATGCGGATTTGGAGTTGACATAGACCAAGGGGAGCGTGTCTTTATACCGCCCAACCTTGTGAAAAAGTATCGACTTGCCGAAGGTACACTTGCTCAGATGCGAGTGATACCCAACACTTCAAGAATGATTAACTCAACCAAGTATCAGGTTGTGGGTGTTGTCGCTGAGAGCGTAACACATTCTGTTGATACTTTTGATGATGAAGAAGAAACCCCTCGCGTAGTGGTAGCTAAGATGGAAGATCGCATACTTAGTTTGTTGTCTGAGGCAGACAATCAATTCGCACATAGGGCTACTGAGATAGCGTCTAAGCTAGACGCAGATAACGATGAAGTGCAACTAGCGTTGGGTAAACTGCATCGTGATGGAGAGATTTGGGAGGCCAAGGTATCACGCCTCGGCACTCAAAAGAAAGCGTCCTACTGTCTGTGGGCGTTGGATGATGACTGGTTTGTACCAGAATTTGAATAAGGAGAGAACTATGACTGCCAATAAAGAGAAGAAACGCGATAGGGTATTTAAGTTGCTAGCAAAATCCCTTGGCACTGACACAGATAAGTCTATAGCCAAAAAAGTTGGGTGTAGCGTGGCATACGTAAGCAAGTTGCGTAAGTATGATTTCTGGAAGAAAGAGCCATTACAAAAAATACCCGTATATGTAACGGACGAGGTTGATCCTACAAAGATTGGTGACTTTGCCTACAATCTGACTAAGGGCGGCAAGCCGCCTAAAGAAGGTACGTACACACGTAGCAGTGTCCTTGATACCGCCAAGCAGTACGTCACCAAAGATCGTGAAGCTACGCATGGCGATATGGAGGATAACTTTGAGGCTATAGCTATGCTGTGGGAGCAGTATTTTAGTTATGAGTGGTCTTTCTCGCCCACCGATGTTGCGATGATGATGGCCCTGTTGAAGATCGCACGGCTCAAGTCCAACAAACATAACCCTGACAACTACATAGACGCCTGTGGTTACATGGCGTGTGCGGGTGAGTTAGCACTAAAGAAAGTAACAAAGAAGTGAACCTTGTTACGTTAGACTTTGAAACCTACTACGCGCAGAACTTTTCTTTGGCGAAGATAACGACAGAGCAATATATACGTGACCGTAGGTTTGAAGTGATTGGGTTGGGGCTAAAACGCGGCCCCAATCCGACCGAGTGGGCGCAGGGTGCCGATGATGTAACCGAACTACTGGCATCTGTTGATTGGGACAACACGCACGTACTAGCTCACAACATGATGTTTGATGGGGCTATCCTGAGCTGGCGTTATAACATCAAACCTAAATTCTTACTCGACACATTGTGTATGGCGAGAGCGTTGCACGGTACAGAGCAAAGCGTGTCTCTAAAAAATGTAGCGGAGCGTTACGGTGTCGGGGAAAAAGGCACCGAAGTTATCATGGCGAAGGACAAACGCCTAGCCGATTTTACCGAGGAAGAACTGACCGCCTACGCAGGGTACTGTAAGAAGGACGTGGACCTGACTTACGCTATTTTTCAGCAGATGAAAGCCAAGTTCCCTGAACAAGAGTTAGATATCATAGACGCAACGCTACGCATGTTTACGGAGCCTAGCTTAGAGTTGGATATGGGCATGCTTGAGATGCACCTAGAGGATGTGCGGGATCGCAAAGACAAGCTGATGGTTGACGCCAACATAACTGACAGAAAAGATTTAATGAGTAATGCCAAGTTCGCGGAGTTGCTGTCTGGGTTAGGGGTTACGCCACCTGTCAAGATCAGTCCCACGACAGAGAAAGAAACATTCGCGTTTGCCAAGTCTGACAAAGAGTTTCAAGAATTACAGGAACATGAAGACGAGCGTGTGCAAACGCTGATAGCAGCTAGGCTCGGTACTAAAAGTACCTTAGAAGAGACACGCACACAGCGGTTTATAGATATATCTAAACGTGGTACTCTTCCGGTCCCCATTAGATATTATGCGGCACACACTGGGCGGTGGGGCGGTGATGATAAGATCAACCTGCAAAACCTGCCGAGCCGTGGGGCTAACGGCAAGAAGCTAAAGAAAAGCATAATACCCCCACAGGGTCATACTATAGTTGAGTGCGATGCGTCTCAGATTGAGGCGCGGGTGTTAGCTTGGTTAGCCGAGGCAGACGAATTAACTCAGGCGTTTTCTGATGGCGAAGATGTTTATGTAAAGATGGCAGCGGCTATATACAAAGTAGCCGAGGCAGACGTTACTGGCGCACAGCGGTTTGTGGGTAAGACTACAATCCTTGGCGCAGGTTACGGCATGGGGGCTAAGAAGTTTAAAACTCAGCTTGCAGGTATGGGCGTCGAGGTTGATCTAACGGAAGCTAGGCGTGTCATAGATATATACCGTGATACATATTGGAAGATACCTACGCTGTGGGATGAAGCCCAGTATATGTTGAAGCAGCTTGTAGACGGTCATGCGGTTCGCGTGGGACGTGAAAACGTGTTGCGTATAGACATACCACAGAGCGCAGTAATCCTGCCATCGGGGTTACGCATGTTTTACGAAGACTTGCAGTTAGACCCTGCGCCCAAGGGAGTAGAACCCGAAGATGTTTGGCCCGAATACTCATACAAAACGCGCCGTGGACGTAAGAATATATACGGTGGTAAGGTGGTTGAAAACGTATGTCAGGCATTGGCACGTTGTATCATTGGCGAACAAATGCTACTAATAAATCAGAAGTATAAGTCTGTTATGACTGTGCATGACAGCATAGCTATATGTTGCCCCGATGAGGATGTGGTACAAGCAAGGGCACACGTAGAGCAGTGCATGCGTCATGTACCCAGTTGGGCAGCAGGACTACCGCTTGAGTGTGAAAGCGG